CCGTTTCTGAATCCTACGATATATCCAATAATTATTCCGCACATAAATGCTATAAGCATGTACAGCATATGTGAAACAAATTCAATAAATATCATCCAATCTGTCGTAGTCATCGTCTTCATATGTAGATGGTTCCTCAAAAAGTTCCTGCATTTTTTTCTCAGTAACTCTTTGTTGCAATTTTGCTATGTCTTCGTCTGTAAATCTAACCACTAGTAAAGAATCTCCTGCTTTAACGTCATTAAGTTCTGGATGTTTTACTTTTGGACTTTTTGAATATCCATAATGAGCATTCATAATCATCCAACCCTGTACAATCATTGTTAAAGATATTCCCACTAGGACCAACCAAGGAACTAAAAAGATTAGTTCAAAGTGATTTTGAGCCATGAGAATATTGGGGGAATTACTCCAATAAGTCGAAGAAGACCTTCAGCAAAAAGAGCAAGAACAACCCAACCAACACACATTGAGATAATCGCAGCATTACGATTATGTCTTCGTATTGCATCATCAATCATCTCCTGTACTTCAGAACGACTAACAAATTCACATTGTTGTTGCATTATTTTTCATCTCCAAGAAATTTTGCAAGAGGGTCTCTTCTGGTTTTAACAATTTCAATTGCCCTTTTATAAAACATATTATTGGTATTACCAGATTGTTCGAAGGTCTCTTTGATCTTCACCCAATTATCATAGGTGTGTTGGTCCATAAAACTCTTACAGAGTATACTAATATATTATAATTAGACCAATTTAAACGCCTACTTATTGTGTTTATTACGACACACTGATTAAGAAAATATTAAATTATTAACGAATCTCAAAATCTAATCTTTTAATTTTTCTATTTCTTCTTGCTTCTTGATATGCCAAATCTTCTCTTGAAAAAACAGATTTAACATCTTTCTTATAATCAGAATCAATTAATTCAACCAAAGTCAAATCCAAAGCACTAATTTTTTCTCCAGTTACAGTTGTTAAATTATCACATCCACAGCACTTTGTTTTTATTGGGTGAGAATTTAATTCCACATTACAGTTTTTGCATCTTATTCTAGTCATTTTATGTTAATTACCACTACAATGAGGTATTTATTATACTCATAAAGCGGGCAACGGAATTCGAACCCGTGACAACAGCTTGGAAGGCTGGTATGTTACCACTACACCATGCCCGCATTTTTTAAAAATAAATCATATAATTTAATATGTCAAGGGGGAGAAGGTGATATATGTTCTCCCCACTATTCTATTGTATTAAACTTCTACCGTGATCAGTCTGGAAGCATAATCATAGGCATAAGATGTGCGAGCACCATGATGCCCCCAACCAATCCAACTATACGCATAGTCCATGTAACGATCAATAGATTTACCAGGAGTTTTCATCCTATCTTGAATTCGTTGCCATTGAACTTCAGTCGTTAGATAACGAAGTTGCGTGTGAAGTGATGATGGTGAACCACCATACCTCTTAGCAAAATCACCCAATCCATAATAACGATCGGCAGATGTCCATTGGATCAGTCCGTAACCGCGTCCGCAGTTACCCCAACTGGTCCTACTACCACCTTCGCAAATATTAGGAATAAAAGTTGATTCCTGACGAATATTGCCCATAATGGTAGCAAGGGCGTTTCTGTCTTTAATACCACGTTCCTGGAAAAATGCCAGGGCAGCATTCTCATATTCATTACACCCTTTACAAATTAGTCTTTTCTCTTTTGGCTTTTCGGGAGCAACCTCTCGGATTGCTGTCTTCTTTTCATCTACAAGGTCAAATTCTTTAATAACGGAAAATTGTTTAGTTGTTGGTTCCACTGGAGGTGGAGGACCTTGCATCTTGTAGTTGACGAATGGCAGTGATGCCGTGCTGGTTGTAACCGTTGCCAGAAGGGGCAAGGCTACTGTAAAGATAGATTGCATTAAAATTAATTGAACTCTACATCCGTATAGGTAAGGGAGAAGTTCCTCGTCTCAGAGGCAGTACCCACGGCTCTAAATTTTCATTCAAAATCTCATAATAAAAAACCCTACTCATAATAGGGATCCAAGTTTGGATTTTACATTATAAGTGATTATTTAGTTTTGTTACAAATCTAGAAAATAACCACTAATGTACTCCAAAGACAAAACTTCCAGATTTTCTTTCTGAATCACCCAATCTCGAATCTCACCATAAACACTTTCAGCATCTTTGATTCGACCCTCATCACACAATTCGTGCATTCGATTGATATGATTTTCAATCAAAGTATTGCAGACTTTTTTTACTTTTAGGTCATTCATTAAAGTAATCCTTCCGATAATATCTTCCCAGGACATTAGAATTATAATACGCAGGAATCCCATCGTCAAGTGCTTCTGTCAAGACATTATTTACAAAGAGTTGTCTGGTTTCTTCGTAATTACATTTTCCTTTTGTTTTATGGAGGCTAAGTATAGTTCTGTTGAAGGATGCTTTTCCCCAAAGGTTAACATCGTCTTTAAGTTCAGGACAGGAGCCGTAATACTTTTTCCAATCGGACTCCGACTTAACCTTTCTAGATTTTCCTCTTGGTGTGCGGAAACTCCAGAAATACTTTCTACCAATATACTTGCGACCAGTCGGAATGCAAGATATAAGATATACAAAACCAAAATTATCTTGAATATTATCAGACTCAAAAATTTCCCCATTGAATCTCCAAGGGTTTTCATAACTCATATTGTATTATTGTACTTTGAGCTATTTAGAACCTAGAATTTTCTTGAAACTCCACAGAGTCATTTTAGACATAAAAAAACACCCCCGTCAAGGGGGTGTAAAATTGTGTGAATTGTAATAATTATTTTCTTCTTTCGGTTAGAATTTCCTCTAACCAAGTTTCACTCATATTTTCAATAATGACATTGGCATCATTAAGAGTTGCAGCAAAGTTGTTCTCAAGGAGGTATGATGCTACAATCTCATAAACTTCACCCAACTGCTTTTTCTCTTTTGGAGTTAGAGTTCCAGCAGACATTGCTTTTTGTCTTGCTGATTGTAGGTCCTTATCACTACCCTCTACCTTAGCAGCATAACCACGCATTCCTGCTCTTGGATTATCTCTAACAGAACCTCTTCTGGATGCTGCAAGTCCTCTTAGAGTTCTACTTTGTCTTTCTTCTCTCTTCTTTCTGTCTGCGTCAGACTCATCACGTTTGTATTTAATATAAGGACGGTCGGCACCTCTCTCTGCTGCTGCAATGGTCTTATCTACACTTCCAGAACGCTTGTATGCCTTAGAACGTGCTGCAAGTTCCTTGCGGGTTTCAATCTCACCTTCCTTACCTAGTTCCTTACGCATTCTGGTTGCTTCATCAATCTCGTATGCCTCACCAAACTCACCCATTGCCTTTTGCTTGCGGAGTTTCTTAGGATTCTTGGTAATTGAACCCTCCCCATATTTGGTTTCTAAATCAAAAGCACGCTCAGACCTTCTTTCTGTTCTCTCATCGGCATCCATCTTACCTCTAGAACCAAAAGGTCTAGAAGATTTCTTACCTCCAGAAAGACCCCTAGAAAGCATATCTTGTCTTTTCGTTTGCTTTTCTGCTGCCTTTACTTTTCTAGTTTTTTCACCCTTTTGTGAATACTCACTTGCAGGTTTACGAGCTCTGGCAGCAGCTAGTTTACTCATTGCTGCTCTTGCTTTTGGAGTAGCACCGTAGGAACCTTCTGCTTCATCAAGATAGATATCAAACATTTCATCCATAGTGTAATCAGAAAGGTCATAACCCTCTTCTACAAGAGAATCTACCCAATATTCAAATTCTTCATTATATTCTTTATTTCTAACTGCTGCGATTGCCTCTGCTTTTGACATTCCAGATGCAATCATTCTTGCAATTCTTACATCTGCGAAATCATTATCACCATCTTGGTCTTGGTCCTTCTTTTTACCCTCATAGATTGAACTATAAAGACTTGCAACATCCTTAAGAGTTGCCTTTGAACCCCACTCAAAAGATGCCATAACTGCTCCTGGTTTTCTGATTGGAGTAGTTGATGGTGTTGGTCTTAAAGATGGACTTGAAAATGCAGTTGCAGTTTGATTTGTAGTTGGTTTAGCAGCTGCTGCAGTTCCAGCAGATTGCACAGCAGGTGTTGATGATGCCAATGCTGGTGTTGATTTTGCGAATGCTGTTGTTGATGTTGTTGGTGAAGGTGATTTTGGTGCAGGAAGTCTATCTTTAAAATCCTTCATTAGAGGATTTGTAGTTGCACTAGTTCCTCTTGTTCTATCTCTTTCTGCTTTTGCTGCAGCAAGTTTTGGATTAGCAGCAGCCCACTGGTCCATTGCTGACCCTGCTGGTTTTGCTGGAGTTGCTGGTTTTGCTGATGAAGATGGAGCAACTTTTGAACCACTAGGTCTTGCTGCTGGAGCAGTTGCTGCAGGTCTTGGTGCTGCCGATGGTGTTGTTCCTGCAGGTTTTTCTGTAGGTCTAGGTCCAACTACTGGAGAACCTTGAATTTGTCTTGCTTTTGAAAATGCGGCATCACGAGAACCAGCAAAACGAGATTTGTATGGTTCTGCTGTTGGTTTAGAAGCTCTTGTTCCACCACCTCTAACATTTGTTGGTCTGGAGGATGGAGATTGAGGTTTTCCTGAAGGACCATATAAGAGTTGTGCCCCAGAAACAGATTGATTTGTTTGAGAAGCACTTGATGAACCTCTCTGCCCACCCTGTTCTTCAATATAATCTTCACTTAGGTATTCACCAGAATTTGGAGAATAAACACCTTCATATAAACCTGCTAATGCATCCAAGTCTTCTTTCTTCATCTTCTTTGTGGGTATTGAAAAGTACTTTTCTTAATATTATTTATCCTTTATTTATCCTCATCATTTACCCAAACACTTCTTATACCAATCTCTCCACCCAAAAGGTCTTGTGCTTTACTGCCATCTGGTTCTTTTTCATAATATACAGCATCTTTTACAATCTCCTTTTGTGTCTCTGTATACTTTGGTTTTTCAATCTCTTTTAATATCACTTCATTCTTCATATTGACTGGTTCTGATTCTTCCAGTTTCTTATATTCTTCTATTGCTTTATCTACGTCTCTTTCAACTCTTTGGTCTAATAATTCTGGAGTATTGATGACATAATCATTTACAGTATCATCAATCCAACCTCTTTTGAGAAGTTCTCTTTGGATTTCATCTACAATATCCCAAAGTTTCTTCTTATCAATACCAAATTTGTTTGATAAAAACTCAATAATACCTTCAAGGAGTATAGAAATCTTTGCCCATTCGATAACTCCTCTTCTTTTCTTTCCAAAAGAAAAATTAAACTTCATTTTTTAAGTTTTGGTGCAGGGGATACTTTTGCATAAACCATTCTTTTCCCCCATTTTTCTGGAGTAGTGTTTGGTCCAGCAATATCCTTTGTGATTTGGGGTGATACATCAAAACTTACGTCTTTATTCACTTTACCAGTTTTCCCAAAATCACCAACATCATTAATCTTTGCAGTTGTTGATTTAGTATCTTTTCCCATTGGTTTAGCAGTGAGTCCCAGTCTAGAACCGTAAGGAATTGATGGAGTGCCACCTTGACCCTTTGGTGCTTGTCCTTCTTTATGTTTAAAAGGAACAGCAGCATTTCTAGTAGTCCAATTGTGTGGGTCTCCAGTTGCAGTTGTTTTGTTGGGAGTAAACTTATCTCCAGGTGCATACACTGAAGCCTTTACTGGTTTCCAACCATAACGTTGTTGCTCTTTAGGGCTATGTGCTCTTTGAGTAAACTTTCCAGACTTTTTATCTAAAGTTCCAGGTTTGTAATTCTTATATGCAAGAACTTCTTGTTTTGGTGGTTGTGGTTTTGGTGGAGGTGGGGAGTTCCAAAAAAACTCATCTAATGAATATGCTTCTGCACAAAATTGTTTAAATGTTTTCATAATCAATCAATAAACTGTTTCCAGTATTCATATGAACTCATCTCTTCAGTCTTAGTTGCCTGATAAGAACGAACTCTTGATTCACCACTCTTATCGGGTGCAACCATATGAGTCTTAATTTTCTTTGTTGTTGGTGCTTCTTTCTTTTCTTTTTCAAATGCCTTATGGACTTTGGCAGCATCATCATACATATGGATTTTCTTAGCACCACTTT